CTTGCTTTCACAATAGGTCAGTGTCTTTTGTATGACTACGCAGGGGTGCCAATAGTTGAAAAGTTTTGCACCAGGTTGCTGGCAGCTGGCAAGAAGATGATCGCAGACAAGGAAGCACTTGAAATCTACAACAAAGTGCGAGCACTAGGACTGTTAGGCAGTGGAGTCGAGCTTGGAGTCGAACACTCAAGTAGGATCGGATTTGAGAAGGTCTGGGGAGTGACTATTGACGAACAATTGTTGATAGAGCAAGCCCTAGATAGATGGTCTGTCCCTGCAGGGTCTCCAGTGGACAAAGAGGCCGAACACGATGGGCGTTGGTTGTCAGATTACTACTATACGCCAGGCGGTTGAGGCCCCAGAAGGGTGACTCCCACAGAATTATGCCTTTCAAGATTTGTCCATATTGCAGACAGAATGTTGAAATTCCTAGCAAGCGTACGTCTCTATTTGAACACTTCATGGCAAAGCATACGTCAGAAGTGGCGCGGATGGAACTATGTGGCGGCATTGTTGGCGCCCGTCAGAGTTCTATCGCCCAAGAAGCGTGTGAAGAGGTTGCAGCAAGTGCGCCGCCCACTCCGACTTCGGTTGGAATTGGAGGGCACTCGTTGGTTGGAAAGACAGGCTTGGACTCCCACCCCCGAACCAATGGAGGTGGACAGTTCCGAGCCAATGGAGGTGGAGTACAACATGTAGACAGGGTGACTTTCAAGCAACAAAGTCATCTATTCAGTCACCTACGCTTTGGTTGTGGTACGATGGTGGAGAACACCAGTGGTGGCGTGAGACGCCACCTGTTTGATTGTGAGAAGTGTTGGCCGGCGTTGCACATTACACACCAGTGATGGACAGTGATGGACAATGGACAAGCCTAGATTGGAAACGATTTGTGCGTGACTGAAGCTATGGGGCATCCTCCCCCTGGGGCACCCTCCCCGGCAGTGCACGTTCACAGGGTGGACATCGGTAGAGACTAGTCATCTTTGCTGTCGTGTCTTAAACGGAAAGGTAGGCCCTGGCAAGTCGTGGAAGATCGAAAGCGGGAATTTGAAGGTGTCACCACCTGTTGCCTTGATTGGCCGCGTGGAGTGACATCAGGACCTCCGAAGAGAGCTGCTG